AACGCAACGAGCAAGGACGCACCGCAGATTGTTGACCGCCATGTACAGCCGATCCTGGATCCTATGGAGTGCGGCAGCGGCGACTACTGCAATGTGAGCGTGAACTTCTATGGTTTCGCGGCATCCGGCAACAAGGGCATCGCGGCGGGGCTGCAGAACATTCAGCTTGTCCGTCACGGTGAGCGTCTTGCCGGCAGACCGACTGCTGCATCCGACTTCGCAGAGATCGAGGGCGAGGATGACGACTTCGGCGGCGATGACGATATGGGTTTTCTGAGCTGAGACAAGGGAGGTGCGTCCTCCCTTTACATAAATAAGGTGGTGATGATGATTGAGCAGACGTGTACTTTCTATTGATTTGGAGACTTATTCGGATGTTGACCTTCCGAACTGCGGCGTGTACCGCTATGTAGAGGGAGATTTCCATATCCTGCTGTTCGCATATGCCTTTGACGATGAAGAAACAAAATGCGTGGATATGGCCTGCGGCGAGCAGCTCCCTACGGATGTTATGGATGCACTGCAGGATGACAGTATTATAAAATCGGCATGGAACGCGCAATTCGAGCGCACCTGTTTGTCAAAATATCTCGGCACACAGCTTTCTCCGGATGCATGGCAATGCACGATGGTGTGGGCGGCATCGCTCTCCCTCCCGCTGAAGCTGGCAACGGCGGCGCAGGCTCTGAAAACCACACAGCAGAAAGACAGTGTTGGTGAACGGCTGATCCGCTATTTCTCCATTCCCTGCAAGCCGACCAAGTCTAACGGCGGCAGAACAAGGAATCTGCCGGAGCACGCCCCAGAGGACTGGAAGCTGTTCAAAAGCTACTGCATACAGGACGTGGAGACCGAACGGGATATCCGCCGGAGACTCGAAAAGTTCCCCCTGCTCCCACAGGAATGGGACTACTACCATATGGATCAGCGCATCAATGACCGCGGCATCCTGATCGACAAGGAACTGGTACAGCAGGCTATTATCTGCAATATGGCAATGTCCGAAGAAATGACAAAACGTGCCTACGCCCTGACAGGACTTGAAAATCCCAACTCCGTATCTCAGCTGAAGGGCTGGCTTGAGGAGCGCAGGATAGAGGTGGATTCGCTCGGCAAAAAGAATGTCGCTTCTCTTATCACAGACCTTGACAAGCACAGCGCAGACGGCGAAGCCCTCGACATGATGAAGCTGCGGTTGCAGATGGCAAAGTCCTCTGTGAAAAAGTATCAGGCGGCGGAGAGATACATCTGTCAGGACGGCAGAGCGCACGGACTGTTTCAGTTCTCCGGTGCGAACCGCACACAGCGCTGGGCAGGACGCGGGATTCAATTGCAGAATCTGCCGCAGAACCACATCTCTACACTTGATGAGGCAAGAGAACTTGTAAAGCTCGGCTGCTTTGACATGATAGAGGTGCTGTATGGAAACACACCAGATATCCTGTCACAGCTTATAAGAACTATGCTGATTCCGAAAGATGGCTGTGAGTTTATCGTGGCTGACTTCTCCGCTATTGAAGCAAGAGTACTTGCATGGCTTGCCGGAGAACAGTGGCGGCTGGATGCATTCACAGAGGGAAAAGACATCTACTGCGCATCTGCATCGCAGATGTTTGGTGTGCCGGTCGTAAAGCACGGCATCAACGGCGAACTGCGGCAGAAGGGCAAGGTGGCGGAATTGGCCTGCGGTTACGGCGGCGGTGCCGGTGCGCTGATCTCAATGCACGCACTGGATATGGGACTGAAAGAGGATGAACTTCCCGACATCATCTCCTCTTGGCGCGATGCAAACCCGGAGATCGTGAAATTCTGGTATGCTGTCGAGAAGGCTGCCATTGAGACCGTCAAGGATCACAATGACAGATCGGTCGGCAGGATCGGTTTTCAGTTTTCTGCAAATACACTGTGGATCGTTCTGCCGTCCGGACGCAGGCTTGCCTACATCAAACCCAAGCTGCAGCCGAACCGATTCGGGCGCATGGCACTGACCTTTGAAGGTCTCGGCGCAAACAACAAATGGACACGCGGTGAAACGTACAGTGGAAAGCTGACGGAGAATATCACGCAGGCGACCGCCCGTGACCTGCTTGCGGAGGCAATGCGCCGGATGGAGCTTGCAGGGCTCGGCATTGTGGGGCATGTGCATGATGAGGTCATACTTGAAGTACCGAAAGGACAATACACTGTCGATGATGTGTGCAATATTATGAACCGGAATCCGGCATGGGCGGACGGTCTTCCGCTGTCCAGTGCAGGCTATACGGGGGCGTGGTACTACAAGGATTAAATGTATAAACAACAATCAGAGGAGGAAGATCACATGAAACAAGGCAGATCATTACCGGAAGTGCTGACAGAACTTCAGCGACAGAACGCTGCAAAACAGGATTATATCAGTCCAGCACAGGCGTTTCACCTTTCCGATGACGGCAGCACCTTCGAGATGACGCATTTGAACACTGGCGCACAGGAGGTTTTCGGTACGACAGACCTCTTTCACAGACAGATCGGCAGTGCGTTGAATATTCCGGCAAAGTATTACGATCTCATGCGTAAGGAAAAGCCGGAGCTTCTGGCGCAGAATGTCAACGCATGGTTTGGCAGCCGTGAGCAGTCCTACATGGTACGTTCTATGGATTTCGGCAGCGGCAGAGTTGCTCGTGCGCTGCTTTCCGACCGCTACCGCCGTATTGACAATTTGGAAGTCGCATCAGCCGTCCTGCCGCTTTTCGCCGGCAAGGAGGAGATGGAGGTTGTTAGCTGTGCCGTAACTGATACAATGTTGGCAATTAAGATCGTAAATCATCGACTGGAAGCACAGGTTGTTCCCGGCGATTATGTGCAGGCTGGTGTTGTCATCCGCAACTCGGAGGTAGGGCTCGGCGCTGTCTCGGTACAACCGTTGGTATACAGATTAGTTTGCAGTAACGGTGCTATCGTAAATGACTTCGGAGAGCGAAAGTCTCATGTCGGCAGACAGGTGAAGGCTCTGGAAGATAGCTTCGATGTGTATACCGATGCTACTTTGAAGGCGGAGGACGATGTCTTCCTCATGAAGATGAAGGACGCAACGCTCGCCGCTATTGAGGAGGCACGTTTCGCTCAGATTGTTGGTCGCCTTCAGGATGCAACACACGCTCGTATCACGGGACGTGTTCAGGATGTCATCGAGCTGACTGGCAAGGCATATGACCTCAATCAGCCGGAACAGGACAGCATTCTCAACTATCTCATTCAGGGCGGCGATCTCTCCCTCTACGGTCTGAGCAATGCCATCACGCGGGCTTCGCAGGATGTAGAGTCCTACGACAGAGCCACTGCGCTGGAAGGCATCGGCTGGCAAGTGGCGACCATGCCGAAAACACAGTGGAAGGAGATCAACGCATGAGCAGAACTTGGAAAGACCGCAGGGGCTACAGGTCCCGCAAGAAAGTAAAGCATTCGACCTATCAGTTTTATAACCGCGGTGGTTATGACGATTATGACCACAGCGATGAGGAGTTGTATGTAGACGACCAGCGCTGTGAGAACTGCCGCTTCTACGGGAACTGCTATCATACGCCGTTCCCGTCCGGATGGTGCGAATACTGGAAGGACGGCAGGCATTGAGAGAATATGTGGTTGAGAACGAGTTTGTCAAGGCAGTCAAAGCCGCCGGCGGTGTGGCATACAAGCTGACATCGCAGACAGCCAACGGGCTGCCGGACAGACTCGTTCTGTTCTTTCCTGCAAAGACAGTGTTTGTCGAGCTGAAAGCGCCGGGGAAAATGATGCGCCCGCTGCAGAGAAAAAGACGGTATCAGCTGATGAAGCTAGGCTTTCCCGTTCTCTGCATCGACAGGCTGTATCAGATCAAGCCGTGCATTGATGCGATTCTTGCATGGACGCCCGGCGACCCGTTTCCGGAGGGTATTGGAGCAAAGATACCTGATCTGGAAGTCACAATGCTGCCGTCTGAGATAGACGATTTCGGCGAAACACTGGAACCGATAGACCCCGATGATCTGGCAGGATTCTATGAATTGGAGGAGGATGATACCGGATGAAATACACACCGCACGATTACCAGAAATACTGTATCGAATATATCCGGGAGCATCCTGTTTCAGCACTATTCCTGGACATGGGACTCGGCAAGACGATCATCACGCTGACAGCACTCAACGTCCTGATGTTCGATGAGCTGAAAGTGAACAAGGTGCTTGTGATCGCACCACTCAGAGTTGCCCGTGACACATGGCCTGCCGAGGTGAAAAAGTGGGATCACTTGCAAAACATCGAGATATCCGTCATTGTAGGTTCTGTGAAAGAGCGCACGGCAGCGGTGAATCACAATGCATTCATATACATCGTCAACCGCGAGAACGTCAAATGGCTCGTGGAATACTACGAGAAAAACGGACTCCGCTGGGATTTTGATATGATCGTCATTGACGAGCTGAGTTCCTTCAAGAACTATCAGTCACAGCGTTTCAAATGGCTGCGGAAGGTGCGACCGTTCGTCAAACGATGGGTAGGGCTGACGGGTACACCGACATCCAACGGTCTGATGGATTTATGGGCGGAGATTGGTATCCTTGACGGCGGCGAACGGCTCGGACGGTTTATCGGTCGTTTCCGTGAAAGCTACTTCAAGCCCGGAAGCATGAATCCGAGTACGGGTGTGGTGTTCTCATATACACCCCGTCCCGGCGCAGAAGAGCAGATATATCAGAAAATCTCCGACATCACCATTTCGATGAAAGCACTGGACTATCTGGATATGCCGGAATGTGTGTATGTCAACCATGAGGTCGAGATGAATGCGGCGGAGCGTAAGCTCTACGATCAGCTCAAGCACGACCTTATCATCCCGCTTGAGGACGGCGATATTGATGCTGCAAACGCTGCAAGTCTCAGTAATAAGCTCCTGCAAATGGCAAACGGTGCTGTCTATGACGAAAACAAGGAAGCACGCAACATTCACAGCCGAAAGCTGGAAATGCTGGAAGACCTGATCGAAGCGGCAAACGGACAGCCTGTGTTGATCGGATACTGGTTCAAGCATGACCGCACACGAATTATAGAGTATCTGACCGCCTGCGGCTATGCTCCGAGGGATATCAAGGACAGTTCGGATATTTCTGATTGGAATAACGGTTCTATCCCTGTTGCTCTGATACACCCTGCATCGGCAGGGCACGGTCTCAATATCCAGTCTGGAGGTCACATTCTCATCCGGTTCGGTCTGACGTGGAGTTTGGAACTGTATCAGCAGACCAACGCCCGACTCTGGCGACAGGGGCAGCAGAACACTGTCACGATCCACCACATCGTAACAAAAGACACTGTAGATGAAGATGTCCTGAAAGCACTCGCTTCAAAAGACGTCACGCAGGAGAAGCTGATCGCCGCTGTCAAGGCTCGTCTCTGAAATGACGACAATTTGACGACAAAAAGGTAACGTCGCAAATATTACAAGAAATGCTGCAAAACGGTAACGCCGTTTCTGCTTCGTTTTTATCACACCGGAGGTGAAAATTATATGGCTCGAAAGAATAACCGTATGAAAACCGAATACCACAGAGGGCTCGGCTTTGATCCGAGAAAATATATCTCTGCGCCTGTGCAGCGTGCAGGATATACTCCCCCAGACCGCACTCCGCAGCGCGGGGACGTCTGGTTTGCCAACCTCGGCGCACATCCCAATTCCAGTGTGCAGTCCGGCACACGCCCCGTTGTTATTATCTCCAACAACATCGGCAACTCTCATGCTGACACCGTCAATGTGCTTCCGATGACAAGACACCTGAAAAAGCCGGAGCTGCCCTGTCATACACAGCTTGATCCATACAGCGTTACCGGCGGCGGTCAGCTTCTCGCACCGTCTATGGTTCTGGCGGAACAGCTCACCACCATCAGCAAGTATGCGCTGAGAACCTATGCAGGGCATATTTCCGATGATGAAGCGATGAACCGCATCGAGAATGCGGTGCTGTCACAGTTTGCGCTGGAAAGAATTATGGAAAGGAGCAAACCTGAATGCCTGTAAATTTCGTTAATATCCCCGATGTGCTGAAACAGTCTGCATCGTTCTGTGTCTGGAAGATGGAGAAGCGTAGCGGTCGCCCCACGAAGGTGCCGTATAACCCGAAGACCGGAGCAATGGCAAAAACCAACGATCCGTCCACCTTCACCGACTTCAACACAGCCATGAAATCCTATGCAATCGGAGGATGGGACGGTATCGGTTACAGAGTTTCCGAGGGCATCGGTGCCATTGATATTGACCACTGTATCCGTGAGGACGGGGCACTCAACGATGTCGCTGCATCTATCCTCGGTATCTTCAGCTCTGCTTACTTTGAGCGTTCTCCCTCCGGTACCGGACTGCGCGGCTTCTTCAAACTCAGCCCGGATTTTGCCTACGATAAGACCGTGTATTACATCAACAACCGCAAACACGGTCTGGAAGTCTATCTGCCGGGAACGACCAACCGCTTTGTGACGGTCACGGGAGATATGTACCGCAACGGTGCTGTTACCCGAAATGACGATGCTCTGCGCACACTGCTTGATACCTTCATGAAGCGCAGCACTCGTGTATCTTCCAAGACTGTCGAGCCTGCAACGTACCTCGATGATGATGGTGTAATCGCTCATGCATCCGCATCGGAGTCGGGTGATAAGTTCAAGGCTCTCTATGCCGGTAACTGGGAGGAGGGCTACGACTCTCAGTCCGATGCGGATATGGCGCTGGTATCCATCCTTGCCTTCTGGTGCGGAAATGTGGAGGAGCAGATCGACCGCATCTTCCGCACGTCCGGACTGATGCGTGATAAGTGGGATCGTAAGACCGGCAATGCGACCTACGGCCAGATTACGATCCGAAACGCTGTTGCTACCAATTCCGCGATCTACACGCCGATTCAGGATTCCTCTGCAGAGGATGACTTTGAAGCACTGGACGATGAAGAAGCGGAAGAACACGCGGGTTTCCGTCCCGACCTCTCCCGGATCACCCTCACGCTTGACGAAATGCAGCCGCATACGAATCCTCGCTACCAGCGTGACGAGATCGGCATCGGCAACGCTTTCGCCGATTACTTCAAGCCCATCGCCCGATTCAATGGTGACCGCAATGTCTGGTATGTGTATGACGGCAAGGTATGGCAGCCGGATGAGAACGCACTCGCCGTGGCTGAGCTTGCAAAGCATCTCGCAGATCTGCTGTATACGTTTGCACTGCAGATCAGGGACGAGGACACTCGCAACAGATATATCAAGCGAGTTCAGAAGCTCCAGATGCGAAAGAACCGCAAGACGATGGTGGAGGACGCAAAGTCAGTCTATCCGATTAGGATGTCCGCTTTTGATGCGAATGTCTATCTGCTGAATCTTGAGAACGGCACGCTTGATCTGCGGACACTGGAATTCCATGAGCATGACCCCAAGGATCTCATTACGAAGATCAGCCACATCAACTACGATCCGGCAGCAACCTGTCCGAGATGGATCCAGTTCGTGGATGAGGTCATGGTCGGCAGGAAGAATGTCGCACTCTATCTTCAGAAAGCCATCGGCTACTCGCTCTCCGGCGATACCTCGCTGGAATGTCTGTTCATCATGTTCGGCCCTACGACCAGAAACGGCAAGACCACGACCATCGAAACGATCCTGCGTGTTATGGGAGAATACGGCCGTTCTGCCAAGCCGGATATGCTTGCCACAAACTATTTTCGCGGGCAGTCCAACGGTTCCTCGGATGATGTCGCCCGTCTTGCCGGTGCAAGATTTGTCGGCATTTCCGAGATGGAGCAGAAGCTGACGATCAATGCCTCTCTGACAAAGCAGCTCACAGGTAATGGTTCTATTACAGCCCGTTTTCTATACGAGGGCTATTTCGAGTTCCACATGCAGGCGAAGATCTTCATTGACACCAATCATCTGCCGAACGTCACTGACCGCACGTTGTTTGAATCCGGCAGACTGAAGATCATTCCGTTTACCCGGCATTTCGAGGATCGCGAGCAGGACAAGACGCTGAAAACGACACTGATGCAGCCGGAGAACCTGTCCGGCATCCTGAACTGGTGTATCGAAGGCTATCGCCTGTATAAAGCGGAGGGTCTGGACGAGCCGGAGGAAGTCAAGGCAGCGACCGAGGAGTATCGTGTGGAGTCCGACCGCGTCGCGCAGTTCATGCGTCAGTGCCTGAAAAAGGAAAAGGGCTCGGAGATAAAGGCATCGGCGGTCTACAGTCACTATAAGACGTGGTGCAGCGACAATGGATGCAAGTATGAGAGTTCTCAGAATTTCTATAAGCGGCTCTCTCTGGAATATCTCATTGTCAAGCGCAGACCGTGGAAGCAGACGACGACCGGAAATATGAATCCGTTGTCACTTGTGAGCGATGTCGCCTGGGTAAGCGGTGAAGAGCCGGGAATGGATCTCGTACCTTTGGACGATGAGGAGTGATGACCTATGGACGGCGCATAAGCTGAAAAGTGCCTATCTTCTGTAGTTTTCTATTGTTTCTAGTATATATATATCTTTCTATATTCTATTTTATGTAGCAAATGTAGCAAATGAATATATAAATATTACTATAAAGAAGAATATAGGAAAAGTTATGTAATGGAATGCTACAAGTGCTACAGGAATAAGAAAAGTGAAGTAATATCGATAAATAACTGTGGACATCTGTTGCAAATGCCTACTTTGTGACTGCTACAAGCGTGGCATGGGCAACAGGTGTCAAGGTATGGAGGTAAAGATAATGAGAATTATTACAAGCGAACAGGTATCCGCAGGACATCCCGACAAGATCTGTGACCAGATCGCTGATGCTATCGTGACCGACTGCCTGAAAAACGATAAGAGCAGCCGTGTCGCTATTGAGTGCCTTTTCAAGAACAGAAATCTCATCATCGCCGGTGAACTGACAAGCACACATGAGCCGGATTACAAGGCGCTGGTACAGCAAGTGTTCGACCGCATCAATGGCAATGGCAGTGATGATGCCGGACTTGACTACAAGCTGGATTTCACCGCCGATGATCTGGATATTGCTGTTCTGGTAGATCGCCAAAGCAGTGACATTGCTCTCGGTGTGAATACAGGCGGTGCAGGAGATCAAGGTATGTGTTACGGTTATGCTACAAATGAAACGCCGGAGCTGCTCCCGATCCCGTATGTGCTTGCCACAAGATTTCTGGAACATCTCAAAGCCTATCCCTGCCGTATGCTGAAAGCAGATGCAAAGGCGCAGGTCAGCTACGACTATGACAGCGGCAGGATCACTACATTTCTCTGCTCGGTGCAGCATATTCGTGATATAGAGGTTGAGGATTTCCGCAGCATTATCGAAAATATTATGATTCGCACAGCTACTGAGTACGGGCTGAATACCGATTTCGTAAAACTGGTGAATCCTACAGGCAGATTCGTACTCGGCAGTTCCTTTGCCGACTGTGGTGTGACAGGACGCAAACTCGCCTGCGATACCTACGGCGGCATTGGTCATATCGGCGGCGGAGCGATGTCCGGTAAGGACCCGTCTAAGGTTGACCGCAGCGGTGCGTATATGGCGAGAAAAATTGCGAGAGATATCGTCAGCGCCGGATATGCGGATAAAGCAGAGGCACAGATTGCGTATGCTATTGGTGTAGCTAAGCCTGTGTCCATCTATGTGGAGACCTTCGGTACAGAGCATCAGGATGCGGAGTTCATCAACCAGTATGTCCGTGAGAACTACGACCTCACGCCGAGAGGAATTATTAAGAGCCTTGGTCTTCTCGATGTGGACTATAACAAGGTTTCAGCTTATGGGCACTTCGGTAAATTTGGGCTTCCGTGGGAGAAATAAAAAATTTTGAAGAATTTTTTCAAACACCCCTTACAAACACCCCCCCTGAAACGGTATATAGTAGGAGGCGATGTTCAGAGCCGATCAACCACATATTTATTAAAACCATCTGCGACACTGACAGCCCAATTTCTATAATTCAATACAAAAATCTGACAGGAGGAGAAGCCAATGCCCAGCAGACCAAAGACACCATGCCGACATCCCGGATGTGCAGCGCTCGTTCCCTGCGGTACGAAGTATTGTGACAAGCATCGTTCTCTCCATCCGGAGGACACACGCTCCGCAGACAGCCGAGGCTACGGCAGGGCATGGAACAAAGCACGCAAGCGTTACCTTGAAACGCATCCTCTATGCGTGGAGTGCATGAAGCGTGGACGCTATGTTAAGGCGACTGATGTGGATCACATCAAACCGCATCGAGGCGACAAGATACTCTTTTGGAATCAAAGCAACTGGCAAAGCCTCTGTCATTCTTGTCACAGCATAAAGACACGAAACGAGGATCACACCCCTGAGTACAAATACTGACCATTTGAACTTGCAGTACGATTGTGACTCAGGGGCATATCTATAGGGGGCTGAGGCAGCCGCCGGGGGCGGGTTCGCTTTTACAGGCGAAAGCAAACAGAAGACCGTCGCCCCCTCTCGTGTGAAAATTCGCAAATTTGAAGGATCCCGGGGCATGGGATCCTGCTAATGGTGGGAGTTTCCGATTTGCAACACCAGCAGAAATGTAGAATTTCCGCACCTTTCCCATTATCACCGTGGAAAACTACACACTGTTAAACAGCATGCGTTTCGTTAATTTTCAGTACGAAAAAAAGGTGGTTTTTCACGCAAAAAACAATAAAAACGGCACTTTTTTAGCACTTAACCGCATTTTTCCTTGCAGTCTTGGCGGAGCCCCTTGTGGATACCGCTAACCGCATAACATCGACAGTTTTGAGGTGATACAGTTGACCGAATCTCAAAAATTACAGGTGCGGGCAATGCGTATGCAGGGCATCGGATACAGAGCTATTGCAAAGGCTCTCGGACTTAAAATCAATCAGGTGCAGCTCTTCTGCAAGGCTCACGGTCTTTCTGGTTCCGCTGACCTTGTGAAACTGAATTACCCCATCTGGTGTGAACAGAATAACCACTGTATCTTCTGCGGCAGAAAACTTCAGCAGCCGACAACTGGCAGACGCAGACGCTTCTGTTCCGGAAGCTGTCGTACAAAATACTGCGTTATGAAGAAATCGGAAGCCCCTGAAAAAGAAATGGAGGACTGACTATGCACATTGCAGCCTTATGCCTGACATACATGATGCTCGTTATCCTGATTCATGCGATCTGGATAACATCAATCATCAAGTCTGATGGCAAATGCCACTATAACGACTGCGGTCACTGTCCGTATGACGGCTGGTGTCCAATACAGGAGGGAGATACACATGGAAACAAGTAACAGCAGAACAGCGGGGGCGGTTATTGCACCGAAGACAAACGATGAGATCAATCACCCTGCCCACTATACCGCCGGCGGCATCGAGGTCATCGACTTCCTCGAAGCGTGGGACTTACCTTTCCACCTTGCGAACGCGATAAAATATATCTGCCGCGCAGGTAGGAAAGATAAGAACAAGACCTCAGAGGACCTTCGCAAGGCAATCTGGTATATCAACCGCTACATTGACTTTCTCCTAAAATCGGGTCAGAAATAGGAAAAAACAAATTCATTAGGAGAAAGAATAGGAGAAAGGCACATGACTCTTACAGAAAACTTCATCCGTGAAGCAATACACCTCGACAGCGGTGCTGAGATCATGTACGGCACTGATGAGGTATATGATACTTACCCATGCCGCATTCCAACTGTGGAATTTCAGCTCATAGCAACGGACGCACTTGTCGAGGTCGCTGACTGTATCCGCCTTGAAAAGGGATACAAGCCCATGCACCCGAGAGACGGCAGGACCGATGATGTAGACACTGACGGTTTCTATGACTTCTACATTGGCATATCAAAACTGCCGAACGAAAGTGTAGATGTACAGCTTGACAGCAGCATCACCTTCATTGTTGTCAATTCCGATTCCGATGATAACGAGGATATGTACGGCATCGAGCTGACAGACTCTGAAGTTGAATATGTGCTGGCTGTACTTGAACAGCAATGCAGGAAGTATGAGAGCAAGACTTGTGCGCAACTACTTGATGAAGCAGAGAGGGAGATGATAAATTGAGAATTATCAAACGGAACGGATGTGAAGTTCCCTATGACTGCGAAAAGATAAGAGCCGCAATTACAGCGGCGAATGCAGAGGTTGATGATAAAATCAGCGATACTGTTATCGGCTTTATTGTCGGGAATGTAGAAAAGCGGTGTGAAGCCCTTGCAAGACCTGTCCATGTCGAAGAAGTCCAGGACATGGTACTCGATGAACTTGACAATGCCGAAGCGTACAAACTTGCACGCCATTACAGCGAATACAGACTGCTGCATGAACAGCAGCGCAGGATGAATACCACGGACGGAAAGATCCTGAGCCTGCTCGAACGCAATAATGAGGAAGCCAAACAGGAAAACGCCAACAAGAACCCGATCATCAACAGCACACTCCGGGACTATATGGCGGGTGAGGTCAGCAGAGACATCTGCCGTCGATTTCTCTTTCCGGAGGATATTATCTCTGCCCATGATGATGGTATCATTCATTTACACGATCTGGACTACATCGCAGAACCGATGCACAACTGCTTTAGTGGAGCCACTCGTTTCATAACCGATAGAGGTATACGACAGTTCAAGGAGTTTCATGATGGTGACTCTGTATATGTTAAAGATTTGAATGGAGATCTCAGACTTGCTACCATTCACACATACGGAAAGAGAAAAATGCAGAAAGTAACTCTTCAAAACTGCCGTATGGAAAGAACAGTAGTATGCACAGCAGACCACAGATGGCTACTAAAGGACGGCACGGTTACAACATCACTAAAAGTTGGCGATGTTCTAATCGGACTTAAAGATTCAACCGGATATACGATAAACAGCTACGAAGAGGCATTTGCTTTCTGTATTGGTTTCATTGTCGGAGACGGCTGCGATCATTCTCAAGAAGGATGGTGCGGACAGACACAGGTGCGCCTATGCGGAAGAAAAAATGTCTACAAATGGATTTTCGACATGGCGGGTTTTTCATCATATCAGATTAGAGAAAACGGTGACCATTTAATGCGACTTCGTGGAAAGCTGAAACAGGATTTTTTGAATGGTAAGGGATGGCGGTTTATGCCTGTTCACCTAAAGGCATTAGCTTTTAAGGGATATTATGCAGCCGATGGTGCGATTAACTCAAATCGTGCATCAACATGCGATGAACGTATAATGGAATTCATTGAGGAAACTTCAGGCATAGCGGGATTCTACATTTCGAGTAGAAGCACAACCGTTCGAGATACACTGTACAAAGATAATCACAAGCTAACCACATACCATTTTGTAAAATATAATCCCGTTAATCAAATGTGGAAAGTAAAATCTATCGAATCCTATAATCATCGTTCCAAAATGCTCTGCTACTGTGTTGAGGAACCAGTAACGCATAGTTTCACATTGGATGGTGGTATTGTGACTGGGAACTGCTGCCTTGTCAATCTGGAAGATATGCTCCAGAACGGTACGGTGGTATCCGGCACGATGATCGAAAAGCCGCACAGCTTTTCCACTGCCTGCAATATCGCAACGCAGATCATTGCGCAGGTGGCATCAAACCAGTATGGCGGGCAGACAATTTCTCTTGCACACCTTGCTCCTTTTGTGGATATCAGCCGACAAAAAATCAGAGCAGAGATATTCGAGGATGTAAACTGCGATTGCGGATGTAAGCTGAGTGACGAAGAACTGGATCATATCGTGGAAAAGCGTGTGCACCGGGAAGTCAAGCGTGGGGTGCAGACCATTCAGTATCAGATAAATACACTGCTCACGACCAATGGACAAACGCCTTTCGTGACGGTATTCATGTATCTCGATGAAGTTCCGGAAGGACAGACCCGCGATGACCTTGCAATGATTATCGAGGAGACTCTGCTCCAACGCATTGAAGGTGTCAAGAACGAGAAAGGCGTGTGGATCACACCGGCTTTTCCGAAGCTGATCTATGTTCTCGATGAGGACAATATTTCTTCGGAATCAAAATATTACTATTTGACAGAACTTGCGGCAAGATGTACAGCAAAAAGAATGGTTCCCGACTATATCTCCGCCAAAGTTATGAAAAAGCTGAAAGGTGATGTGTACGCCTGCATGGGCTGCCGATCATTCCTCACGCCGTCTGATGAACACAAGTATTACGGCAGATTCAATCATGGCGTTACCACGATAAACCTTGTTGATGTCGCTTGCTCTTCCGGCGGTGATGAAGACAAGTTCTGGCAGCTACTCGATGAACGCTGTGAACTGTGTTTTAAGGCTCTGATGTGTCGCCACAACCGTCTGAAAGATACGCCGTCCGATGTTGCTCCGATTTTATGGCAGAACGGTGCGCTTGCCCGACTCGGAAATGGTGAAGTCATTGATGATCTGCTGTATCACAATTACAGTACGATCTCACTCGGCTATGCCGGAATCGCAGAAATGACCTACCGCATGAAAGGCCGCTCCCATACAGAGCCGAAGGGAAAAGAATTTGCACTTGCTGTAATGCGATTTCTGAACGATAAGTGCAAGAGTTGGCGTGAGAAAACCGGCATCAGTTTCTCGCTGTATGGCACGCCAATGGAAAGCGTCACCTACAAATTTGCACAGTGCTTACAGCGGCGATTCGGTATCATTCCTCATGTAACGGACAAAAGCTACATCACCAACAGCTATCATGTTCATGTGACTGAGCCGATCGATGCGTTCAGCAAGCTGAAATTTGAAGCGGAATTTCAGGAATTATCTCCCGGCGGTGCGATAAGCTATGTGGAGGTTCCGAATCTCCAAAACAATATCCCTGCGGTACTGTCGGTCATGGAATTTATCTATGAGAATATAATGTATGCCGAGCTGAACACGAAATCAGATTACTGTCAAGCCTGCGGATTTGACGGCGAAATCGGCATTGTTGAGGAGGACGGCAAGCTGATATGGAAGTGTCCCAACTGCGGAAATCGTGACCAGCGGACAATGAATGTATGTCGGCGAACCTGCGGCTATCTCGGCACGCAATACTGGAATCAGGGCAGAACCGCTGAAATCAAGGATCGGGTGATGCACCTGTGAATTACTGTGGTTTGAAGAAAACGGATATCGCCAACGGTGAGGGTGTGCGTGTATCGTTATTTGTCTCCGGCTGTCGGAATCACTGTGTCGGCTGCCATAACCCCGAAGCGTGGGATTTTTCCTACGGTCAGCCGTTCACGATAGAAACAGAAAATGAGATCATTGAAGCCCTGCGTCCTTCATGGATTCAGGGACTTTCTGTTCTCGGCGGTGAGCCGTGTGAAGAAGAAAATAAAAAAGTATTGATTCCGTTTCTGAAACGAGTCCGTGAGAAATTGTCGGAGAAAGATATCTGGCTGTACAGCGGATACACTTACGAGCTGCTGCAAAGCGATGAAATCTTGCAGTATATAGATGTACTGGTAGACGGTCCGTTTCTCTTGGAGCAGAAAGACATCTCACTTGCTTTTCGGGGAAGCAGGAATCAGCGGATCATTAAATTGAAAAATGGAGGTATGAGATGAAAACAGCAGAACTGCGAATGATTCCTGTCTCGGAGCTGAAGCCTGCGGAATACAATCCAAGAAAAAAGCTGAAGCCCGGCGACAAGGAATACGAAAAAATCAAAAACAGCATCGAGGAATTCGGATTTGCCGATCCGCTTGTTGTCAATGCGGACATGACCATCATAGGAGGACATCAAAGATTATCAGTGGCGATGGCACTCGGCTACACTGATGTGCCCTGTGCGGTGGTCGATGTAGATAAAGTCCGCGAAAAAGCGCTGAATATTGCGCTTAACAAGATCACGGGAGCATGGGATGAAAACATGTTGGCTGAACTGCTTGAAGATATCCAGAACAGTAATTTTGACCTCGGCAAGACCGGATTTGATCCGCCGGAGATCGAACAGCTTTTCAATCAGGTGCATGACAAGCAGGTCAAAGAGGACGGATTTGACGTTGACGAGGAACTGAAAAAGCCGACCTTCTCCAAGCCCGGCGACATATGGTATCTGGGACGGCATCGTGTTATCTGCGGCGACAGCACTGTTGCGGAGACATACACAAAACTGATGAACGGGCAAAAAGCAAATCTCGTCCTGACTGATCCGCCTTACAATGTGGACGTTGAGGAGACTGCCGGTAAGATCATGAACGACAACATGAGCGACGGCGATTTCTATAATTTCCTGCTTGCCGCCTATAAATGTATGCACGAGAGTCTTGCCGATGACGGTAGCATTTATGTGTGGCACGCCGATACCGAGGGGCTGAACTTCCGAAAGGCTTTCAAGGACGCAGGATTCCAGCTTTCCGGCTGCTGTATCTGGAAGAAGAATTCACTGGTTCTCGGCAGGAGTCCGTATCAGTGGATCCATGAACCGTGCCTGTTCGGCTGGAAGCAGAAAGGCAAGCACCAGTGGTATTCCGATCGAAAGCAGACTACTGTCTGGGAATACGACAAGCCCAAGAGCAGCCCGGATCACCCGACTACAAAGCCGATCACACTCATGGCATATCCAATCAAAAACAGCACCATGACAAACGGCGTCGTCCTCGACCCGTTCCTCGGAAGCGGCTCAACGCTGATCGCCTGCTGTGAAACCGACCGCATTTGCCGGGGTATCGAGCTTGATCCTAAATTTGTGGATGTCATTGTTAATCGTTTCCGCAGTTGGCGCGAGGAAAAACAGACTGTAGCTGATGTATATGTCATTCGTGACGGTCAGAAGTTGACCTACGAGGAAGCCCTTGCAGAAATGCCGCAGGACGGTGATGTCAATGAATGAGCAGAAACCTATACTTCATGTAGTCAGCTTTAGTGGAGGTAAGGACTCAACAGCCATGCTTCTTAAAATGCTGGAACTTGGTATGCAGATTGATGTGGTATTATTTTGTGATACCGGTCTGGAATTTTCACAGCTTTATGAGCATATGCACAAAGTCGAGGAAAATACAGGCATAAAGATAACAACTGTTAAGAGCGATTACAGTTATGAATACCTTATGTTCGACAAGTCCATCAAGCGTAAAAAGCCGGAATTGCAAGGCAAGACCGGATTTAGCTGGGCAGGTCCGCTGATGCGGTGGTGTACCAATCTTCTGAAAACAGTACCTCGTGAGAAATATCTCCGTGAGCTGAAAAAGAAGTACGATGTGATCGAATACATCGGCATTGCCGCTGACGAAACGGAGCGTATCACTCACAAATGTAACAGCCGTCCCAACGTCCGCCTGCCGCTTGTAGAATGGGGCATGACCGAAGCAGACTGTCTTGCTTACTGCAAAGAGCACGGCTACGACTGGGGCGGACTGTATGAAAAATTCGGACGTGTATCCTGTTGGTGCTGTCCCCTGCAGCCGTTATCGGAACTGCGGATTCTCTATTATGACTTCCCCGATCTCTGGAAACAGCTCAGAGAATGGGACAATAAAACATGGCGCACTTTCAAGCCCGGATGGTCAGTCCGGCAGCTTGAGGTGCGCTTTGATTTTGAAAAAGAGTGGCAGAACTGCGGAAAACAGCGCGGCACTAAGGAGTTCCGCAAAGAGCTGAAAAAGAGATTGGAGGGTGTTAATGAATGATGTAAAATGTGAATTGTATCACGATAATTTTCAAAATCACCGCCGATACAATTTAGCTCCTGCACAACTCATCATTGCGGATATTCCGTACAACATTGGAACTGATTTCTACGCAAGCCGTCCTGAGTGGTATGTGGACGGCGACAATCAAAACGGCGAAAGTGAAAAAGCACACAAAGCGGCGTTCAATACGGATTACAGCTTTAATATTGCGGAATTCATGCACTTTGCGTCCCGACTGCTCAAAAAAGAGCCGTCCAAAGGCGAAAAGGACGCTCCCTGTATGATAGTTTTCTGTGCATTTCAGCAGATACCCTTGATATTGAATCAAGCTGAAAAATACGGCTTCAAAAAATATCAGTTTTTGGTGTTCACAAAGAAAAGTTCACCGCAGGTGCTAAAGGCAAATATGCGAATCGTTGGAGCAACAGAATATGCCCTTGTTCTCTATCGGAATAAACTGCCGAAGTTCCGAAATACCGACGCGGACGGTAAGCGGCACATGATCCTCGACCACTTCAATTGGGAGCGTGACGGCAAAGAGATCCCGAAAATACATCCAAGCCAGAAACCGATCACTGTGCTGAAACGCCTGATCGAAATATTCACCGATCCGGGTGACGTGGTGATCGATCCCTGCGCCGGTTCAGGCTCTGCACTCAGAGCCGCAAGAGAACTGGGGCGGCATAGCTACGGATTTGAAGTAAGCAAGGAATTTTACACAAAAGCCTGTAAGCAGATGCTTGCAGAGAACAGCGGAGGGAATGAAAATGAATGAAATTGCAATCGTTGTCAGTTATGACAATGAAAAACCGACAGTCAGCGGTCGTGAGCTGCACAAGGCTCTCGAAATAGAAACACCGTACAGAATATGGTTTCCGAGAATGTGCGAATATGGGTTTACAGAAAACATCGACTATACCCCGTACAAATTTGTACACCCCCAGAATCATCAGGAAACAACCGACCACCAACTCACTATCGACATGGCAAAAGAGCTGTGCATGATTCAGCGGACAGAAATCGGCAAGAGATGCCGTGAATATTTTCTGCGCATCGAGCAGCAGTGGAACAGCCCGGAAGCTGTCATGGCGCGAGCCTTGCAGTTTGCGAATCAGCGATTGGAGCTTATCATGGAGCAGAACAGTCAACTGCTTGAAAAGAGTGTTGTGCAGGAAAAACTGATCGAGGAAATGCAGCCGAAAGTAAGCTACTGCGATATTGTGCTGAACTGCAAAGAACTTGTTACTGTAAACTCCATTGCTAAAGACTATGGCAAATCGGCTGTCTGGCTGAACAAGTGGCTGCACGAGCATGGTATTCAGTACAAGCAGGGCGAGGTTTGGCTGCTGTATCAGAAATATGCGGGTAAGGGCTATGTCAAATCCAAAACGACCACATTTATCGGAACTGACGGCGGTCAGCACGCAAAATCGCATACTTACTGGACGCAACGGGGCAGGGTTTTCCTTTACGAGCTGCTGAAGGAAAACGGCATACTGCCGCTGATCGAGCAGAACCATGACGAAGCGTGAATGTGCGGTCATAACCGCTTACACAGATATTTCCATGCTGCAAGGCAGTGATCTTAAATATCTGTACGACTATCTGTCGGGACTTATCGGCAGACCGATCTATTCCCATGAAATCCCCACGGTTTGTATGCAGTTCAAGGAGCAGATCAGGAAAGATTTTATCGATCTGTGCAGGAATGCAGCCGATGAGTGATCTTATAAAAAGTATCGGCTACGACCAAGGCGAGATCCTTCGCAACATTCTAAAACTCCATGTGCCGGAGGGAAAGATCGACTGTGATCCGACTTTCAGCACTGGGGCTTTCTACAACGGAACAGGCATTGCTATTCCGCTGTACCGATTTGATATTTCTCCGCAGCGGAGCGATGTAGTACAAGCAGATGCCCGAAATCTTCCGCTTGCAGACGGCAGTATTTCCTGCATGATGCTCGATCCGCCGTTTTTAGCGACAAAGGGGAAATCACTGAGAAGCGGTAAAGGCAATATCATCAACAGACGTTTCGGTGTATATCCTGATGAGAAGAGTCTGCATCGGTGTTATGAGGAGATGCTTGCGGAAGCGTACAGAGTACTGAAACCGGACGGCATTCTGATCTTCAAGTGTCAGGATAAGGTCAGCAGCGGCAAGCAGTATATGAGTCATGTGTATATCATAAACGAGGCGGTACGGATAGGCTTTTACCCAAAAGACTTGTTTATCTTGCTTGCAAAAAGCCGTCTGGTAGCCGGTTGGCAAAGAAATCAAAAACATAGCCGAAAGTATCATAGTTACTTTCTGGTATTTCAGAAAAATAACAGGCGTATTGAGTACGTCTGAGTTTGGAGGTAAAATGGAACAGAATAAACTGACGCTTGGCAGCCTGTTTGACGGCTCGGGCGGATTTCCACTTGGCGGCATTCTTGCCGGAATAGAGCCGATTTTCGCATCAGAAATTGAACCTTTTCCAATTCTAGTCACGCACAAACGACTGCCGGGCGTAAAGCACTACGGCGATGTATCCAAACTCAGCGGCACAGAGTTGCCACCGGTGGATATCATCACGTTCGGCAGTCCATGTTTTCCAGAGGGTACTCTTGTACTGACTGATGAAGGGTATATGCCAATTGAAGAAGTTACAGTTGGTATGAAGGTTCTCACACATAAGGGGAGATGGAAAACCGTAACTGCTGCCGGTGCAAAATACGGAGAGACTGTTCTACTAAAGGGTAACCACTATGGCTTGGAATGCACAAAAAACCATCCGATTTACAGCAGCGGTGAAAAAAAAGTTTTTTCCCCAGCTTGGAAATGGAAAACGAGGAAATTACACACTGTTGACTGATAAAAAAGAGTGGGTAGCGGCAGAGCAGATGAAAGGTAGACTGTGGGCAGTTCCACATCATATCGATAGTCTGCCTATTGCCTCGCCTGTGTATTCAGGCTCATGGCGACAGAAAACCATGCCAGAACTGTCAGACAGCTTGTTCTATTTTGTTGGCAGATGGCTCGGTGACGGATGGGTATGCAACGGTCAGCGATCAGGTCGTCCTGCAGGAGAAACTTACGGTAAAATATATCTGTGTGATTCTCTCGATAAAGAAAACGAACTGATCAGTACAGTTCGTACAGTTACCAAGAGGTATACGGTCTGCCATGAAAAAAGTATAGTCAAGGTATCATTTGTCTCACAGGTTTTTGCTGAATGGCTGACAGATAATTTTGGTGAGTATGCATCAGGCAAAAGAATGCCCGGATGGGCGTTTGGTATGCCGTTCTCCTATAAACAGAGCTTGCTGAAAGGTATCATTGATTCTGACGGAAGTCCCGTTGCCGGAAAAGATAACTGTCACAGAATCTCAACTATCAGCAAAGCTCTTGCAGAAAGTGTCCGCCTTCTTGCAGAAGGTCTGGGATACTCAACAACTGTTTTTGAGAGCGTAGTCGATAAAACAAAGAAAATCGAAGGTAGGATCGTAAATCAGCATGACTACTATACTGTAGCAGTGACGAAAGAAGGCAGGCGGAAACATCTGACAGACAGTTTACACGGCTGGTATCGAGTGCGGAGCGTATATCCGACTCATAAAGCAAAAGTTGTATACAATCTGACTGTGCAAGATGACAACAGCTATATCGCAGATGGTATCGTTGTTCATAACTGTCAGGACCTGTCTATCGCCGGAAAACGTGCAGGAATTCACGGCAATCGGTCAGGATTGTTCTTTCAGGCGATCCGCATCATCAAAGAAATGAGGGATGCAACAAATGGCAGATATCCAAGATACTGCGTCTGGGAGAATGTCCCCGGCGCATTTTCCTCCCACGGAGGAGACGATTTCAAAGCTGTCCTCGAAGCAGTTATCGGAATTAAAGAAGAAGGGATCGAGGTGCCTTCACCCGAAAATCACCGATGGCCAAAGTCGGACGTATATCTGGGAGACGGATGGAGCGTGGCTTACCGAGTTTTCGACGCTCAATACTGGGGTGTCCCCCAGCGAAGGGCAAGAATCTACCTTGTCGCAGATTTTGCTGGCGGAAGTGCCGGAGAAGTATTATTTAAGTCCGAAGGCGTGTCTGGGTATACTCCGCAGGGCTTTCGTTCGTGGCAAGGAACTGCCGGAGGTGCTGAAGAAAGCACTGGAGAGACAGGCGGGCGGTCTGACGTTGGAAGTGGAACCCTCTGCGTAAATTGTCAGGGCACTTCCGGTGTCGGTATCACAGAGGAAAAGGCGCTTGCTCTGGTTGCACAGGATCACGGCAATCATCCGGCGGTGCTTCATGCGGTCGGCATTGACGGCTACAACGCAGCGGTCACCGATGATACCGCAGCAACGCTTGGTGTGAACTGCGGGATGTCTACCGGAAGAAACGGTGTTCTACAGGCGGCGGGATTTTCCACGGAACACAGTGCCAAAGCACGCAGCATCGGCTACGAGGAGGAAGTATCTCCCACGCTACGTGCCGGAGTTGTTCCGGCGGCAATGGAGTTATATGAAAATCATGGGCAGGACAGCCGATTCCGAGGACCTTTGGAAGTCGCACAGCCTGTGACCGCTACCTACGGCATGAGTGGCAATAATCAGCCGCTTGTCGTGGAGAATAACCCCACGGACGGCAGAGCGAAGATCAATCCCGATGGTGTATTTCAGACGCTCTGCGGACGAGCCGGAACAGGCGGAAACAACACGCCGCTTGTGGCGGAACCGGTCACGCTGAAGATACGCTGCGGTAAGCCCGGTGGGGGTAAGGGAGCGCAGGTCACTCTTGACAAATCTTCTACGCTTGCAACCAATAATGACCAGACGGTATTTGTTCCTTTCGTCAAGGGAACAAGACCGCATTCCGCTGATGAGGGACAGACATGGAAAAATAGCGAGGTCGCCAATACGCTGAACACCTTTGATGTAGGTGAAAGCCGCTGCAATGAACTTGTGGTGGATGAGCCGGAAGTCAGGGCTTTCGGTGTATGCAGCAAGCATTCCAATGCGATGATGTCGGACAATCCGCACAGCGGCTTCTATGAAGCAACAACAAGCAGAACGCTTGACCAGAGCGGCGGCAATTCCGTAACATCAAATCAGGGCGGCATCTGCGTGGTAGCACCTGCACCGGAGACCTTCGATGTGCGCTTCACATCTGACGGTACAAAAAACGCAAGAGGTCACTGCTATCCGACCGAGATCTCCCGCTGTCTTGATACAAGCGAAGCAAATCCCGACTCGAATCATGGAGGAATTGCCATTGTAGAAAATGAGCCGGAAGCTTATTCACTGCAAGGTTCAATGATTGGTCGTTCCGATAAAAACGGTCCGCAGGGCAGCGGTGTTAATAAAGAGGTTTGCTTCACCTTAAATTGCGCCGACAAGCACTGCATAGCAGCACCGGCCGCAGACCACTACAGCACAAGCAAAAATTCCCACCATACGGTAGCGGCGCACGAACAGGCAAACACACTCGTTGCTTCTGACTGGAAAGATCCTCCGCTTGTGAATGACCTTCCGAATGACGAGCCGGTGTATATCGTTCGGCGTCTGACTCCGGTGGAGTGCGCAAGATTGCAGGGCTTCCCGGACTGGTGGTGCGATGACCTTGCGATTCCCGATCCGAACGATGCAGATATTGCATTCTGGACGGAGGTTTGGAAAACATGGCGGCAAGTCACCAATCCCAAGGGCAAGCCGAAAACGGAAAAACAGATCCGGAAATGGCTGGCTGATCCATACACGGACAGTGCTGAATACAAGTTGTGGGGCAACGGCGTGGCATTGCCTTGCACCTATTTCGTGCTTTCCG